AAACATAATTGATTTTAGTAAAAATGTTAAAAATCAAATTTTTGATATGAAACCTGCTTTAACAGAGTTTTCAATATCTGTTATAAAAAATGCAATATATGTTTGGATAGTTTGGAAATTAGGTTCGCATGTTATTTATTTTAATAGTCTTCCGCGAGATGTGCTTAAATCATTTTATCCCCCAGGTTATTCATACTTATTAAATGTCTTGAAAGAAAATGAAGGTGATGCTAATTGTACTTCTAATTTGCAACAAGGAAGTAGAGGCAAACAAATTACGGCTACATATACGGATGAACAACGCAATGAAATGAAATTAAAAAAAACATGCTGTCCGGAGTTGGAACATCCGATAAAGGAAGGTGAAACCACACATGTTGATTGTTTTCCCTTAGGAACTTCGATAGATACAATTAAAAACTTAAATGATGCCAACCCCAACTACGCTGTTTGGGATAGTGAATATGAAGGTTGTGTTTTGTATGGTACATGGAACGCCGAAAATGAACGAAAATTGCAGCAAGCTAAGAGAGACGCTGATGAAATTAGAACAAGTATGCACCAAGAAAAGATAGAACGTACTCAAGCATTAAAAGACGCAAGAACACAACAAAATAAAGGGGACACCAGTGCTCAATCAGGCGGTGCTCAAACGGGTGGTGCTCAAACGGGTGGTGTTCAAACGGGTGGTACCGAAGGTGGGGTTGGGGCAGGTCTTGTCAAATTTGCGGGCAAGTTGGGTGTCGCTACTATTAATTCAGCAGAGTGCACGTTGGGCGCGCTTAAGAAACAATTTAATCCTGAAGGAGAAGGTGAAGGCACAGCCGAAGACGCACGTCAGCGCCAACAAGCAGGGGGAGGATTTGGCGCAAAGTTGGCTTCGTCCATTAAAAGTGGTGCAAGTAAGGCATACAAGGGCGCCGCAAGTGCTGCCAACTATGCCAGTGCACAAACCGCTAAAAGAATAGGTTATGGTGACGGACAAAACTATATGAGTTCTGATGCCTATAGAGAAAGACAAGAAAGAAAGCAAGCTGCATTAAACCAACAAGCTCAAGAATTGCGGGAAGGATGTGATAAAATGAAGAAGGGGGAGAAAGGGAAGGCGGAGTGCTATGCACAGGCGGCGGCAGTGGCGGGAAATATGAAAGGTCTGGATGGAATTCACGCCGCGCAATTGCGCCAGGGAAATAAAGAATATGAGGAGGGAAAAGAGAAATTGCGTCAAGAAACAGATAAAAAAATAGAAGAAAGACAAAAGGCGACTGATGATGCTTATCAAAGTAGATTAGAAGCTATTGATGCTGAAGCCAAAATAAATTTGACGCCGAGTGATGCCGAACAGATGGCAAATTCTAATTTTAAATTTCGTAGCAATAGAGAACTAATGAAAATGTCCAATAAAGAGAGAGAAACATGGATGCGACAATCTAGTCAGATGGAGAAGAAGGCGCATGAATTAGAATTGAGAAAACAACAACAACTCGCAAAAATGCGCGAACGCAAACGTAAATTAGCCCAGGCTGCGTATTTTAAAGAGCGAAAACTAAATATTAAACAAGAAAAAGACCAAATGAAAATGAAATTTAAACTATTGAAGAAAGAAAAAATCGAAGATGCCAAAATGAGACATAAACAAATGAAAGAAGATATTAAACTTCAGCAAAAATTAGCGGAAGTAAAAAGAAAACAACAAAAATCGGCTTTTAAAGACACCATGTCCGAAAGAGCCGAAGACCTTAAAGCAAAGGGTGGGGACTTTATGGAGTGGATGAAAACGGCGTGGCAAGGATTTATGACAAATGCCGTAAATTGGATGAGATTCTTTTTTGGTTGTTCATTTGATCAAACAGGTCAAGGTATGGGTTGGTTATTTGGCTATCAAACATTATCTAGCATCATGACCAGATTTAACTTAGGGGTTAAAACATCATTATCATGGATCATTTATAGCTTTATGGTATCTTCTAGTAGTAATATTATTATTTCGGCATTTATTAGTGTTTTTGGTCTTATGTTTGGCTCATTTATCGCTTGTTTGATATGGTTTTCCTCGGTACCACTAATGTGGGCTCTCTATGAATTCAATTTAGGTAGAGTAGGTATGTTTTTGCTTATTTGTGCAATATTTACTGGTCCATTAGCTATGCTGTTAACATGGCCACTAGGCATATTGTTTATTTTATATGCTTTATACTATATTGTGATTAAAGTATGGTTTGGTTCATTTGGATCGACTGGTTCGAAATTCAAAACACAACTAAGAAATTGTACAAACGTACGTGCAAGTTTAAGAAGGTTATTCTTGATATTAACTTTCTTTTCAGCATATAATACGCTGAAACCGGAAGTGGTATTCGGTATGGTTATATGTTTCTTATGGTATGAATATAAAAATTATGTTCCCTCTGTTAAAGTTAGCTTAGAAAAGGCGGAAGGAGCTATTGATGATATGATGAAAAAAAAAGTCAGTAAATAAAATATACTAGTTAAATAAATATAAATACATATAATTATATATTGTTAATGAATCGCCCGAAGAAACTAAAAAAACTAAAAACAAAACATCCTTTTGTCAGTATTTGCACACCTACCTTCAATCGCCGCCCTTTTATATCATCTATGATAGATTGTTTTAATCATCAAGATTATCCAAAAAATAAAATGGAATGGATCATTATTGATGATGGTACTGACAAAATTGGTGATTTGGTGAAAGATATTCCGCAAGTAAGATATTATGCATATGATGAGCAAATGGTTCTCGGGAAAAAAAGAAATTTATTGAATAAAAAGGCCAAAGGAGATATTATTATATATATGGATGACGATGATTATCAATCACCTAAGCGCGTTTCACATTCTGTACAGATGTTAAAACAACATCCAAGTGCTTATTGTGCTGGTAGTAGTATCATTCACATATATTTTAAACATATATCTCAAATGTATCAATTTGGACCATATGGACCTAACCATGCGACAGCTGGAACTTTTGCATTTCGAAAAGAATTATTAGATATTACCTCTTTTGAGGATGATGCCGCGTTAGCCGAAGAAAAGCATTTTTTGAAAAATTATACTATCCCTTTTGTACAATTAGATTCAAACAAAACAATTTTGGTAGTCTCGCATAACCATAATACGTTTGATAAAAAAAAATTATTGGAAAATATTAATCCTATATTTGTTAAAAAATCTGATTTAACCGCGGACAGCTTTATAAAAGATGAAAATCTGTTAGCCTTTTACATGGATTATATTGATCCATTGTTAGAAAATTATAAAGATGGTGCGCCAGAGTTAAAACCCGAGGTATTACGGCAACAAAAAATTATGGAAGACAAAAATAAAGATCTAAACGAACCAAAAATTACATTAACAGATAATGAGGGTAATAATAAAAATTTTAATGCACAGCAAATAGCAAATATGTTAAATAAACAAACCAAAAACGTGTTAGATTTGCAAAAACAAATTTTAGAAAAGGAGAAAGAAATTAATAATCTGAAAATGTTATTGAAAGAAAATAATATAAATATTGAGGTTCTCTCAAATGAGCAAGACGCTAATGGCGACGGCGAGACGGCTACAGCTGCTGAGGGTGCTGCTGCCGAAGGCGAGACGGATACAGCTGCTGATAATGCTGCTGCCGAAGGCGAGACGGATACTGCTGCTGTGGGTGCTGCTGCCGAAGGCGAGAGTGCTGCTGCTGCTGCTGCCAATACTCCTAATAGTGTTGCGTGATTAATTCAACACCATACATAAAAATATTAGCCTGCAATTTATTATTTAAAAAACATATTTAAATAATAAATGTTCTATTAACATAAGGTGATATGTCAATGAAAAGATTTGTATCTTCTAGGTGCTATCCATCAAATAACGTTGGACACTATATTGTGAATGCAATGACTGGTGAAAAATATAATTACAAGGTTGGATCTGCAGATTCATTGCGTTTGTATAAAGTAGTGGATACATCCGGTTATTTTAATTCTAGTGGATTTTTAAATAATATGGCCGATCGAGAAAATGCTATTGATAAAGATCCTAATTTTCTGTATTATGATAACCCAATAGAGTATATGCAACATCGCGGTATTAAGCGCGATGCTGCTGTCTCTGATAGATGGCGCGAGTATCAACAGCAGTTATTGGGTAAAGAGAATAAAGTTGATATTGGTGTATACAATAAAACAAAACACATTCGTCTTGATATGATGGATTAATATAATTTTCTATACAATATTTTCTATACAATATTTTCTATACAATATTTTCTATACAATATTTTTTATACAATATTGTATAAATACTTATTCATTACTAGGTAGTATATCGATCGATATACCTATATATTCTCGCGACATCCAGTTTATTTAATTCATATGATTCAAAAAAATCATTTTGTTCTTCTTCGGTATGGGTGTTTCGAATATGTAAAAAAAGATTCAACAAATCTTTTTTATCTACATTTATCGTTTGGCATAGATTTTGTATAAACGTTTTGTTATTATATTCTGTACTATATTTTGTTAATACTTTGGTGAACCTTATATCATTATTTGCTTTAAATGTTGGTTTATGTTTCCAATCATGGAATTTGTTATTTGTTTCAAATGTTTTGATGAGTGAACTCATTTCATTTAACTGCCAAATTTGTTTTTGAAAAATAATGCGATCCATGTAATCAGATAAGCAAATCTTATTTAATAAATTTAAATAAAAGGGTATCGTATATTTTTTTTCGACCAATTCCAACGGATCAACTATATTTTCGTGCCAAAGTAAACCCACTATCGTTCTGTCGGTTTCGTTCATGGTTGTTAAGTGTTCCTGTATATAATGTTTTTTACTTAAAAGTTTTTTTGTGATTTCTTTGGTATTTTCATTGTACGATCGCGGTTTAAAAATTTTTTGTACGATTTCATTTTTTAAAATACTATACTGATTTTTATATATTTCGCAGATAGAAGATAGTTTTCTAAGATCTCCGTTTAAAAAATCGGTCATTGTTATTTTTAAATTACTTTCTAATTCTGGCATCACTTGATCTATTATAGTTCTAATTTGGGTATTAGTTGGTTGAACAAGCTCTATAGGTGTACAAACCTTCATTAATTCTTTTATTTTTTTATCAATGTGATAATTCCCAATGCATATTATTGGATTATACGTTATATCTTCATTTTTTTGCTTTTTTGTTTTTTTGGGTCTTATTAATTTTATTAATGAATTAATACCACCTTTATCACCATTATTCATACCATCTATTTCATCCATCAAGATAGCTAATGGTTTTACTTTATTATAAAATAAACTCATAATGTTTTTATCTGACATATTATCTTTGGTGATGGTATCTATAATGTTTTTATTACGTATATCACCTGCATCATATTTTATAACATCATACCCTAACTCGTTCAATAAGTTTAAAACAAATGTTGTTTTGCCGCTACCAGGTGCACCATAAATATAAATTCCTCGCTTTTGCAATAAATTTGTTTTATTTTTTTGAAAACTATCTAATATTTGCTTAAATTTATGGGTAATCTCATTTCTGTTTAGTATTTCATTTAAATTAATTGCTTCCATTTATATTTTGTTAAATTCAACCTTTATGTTGTTTTATTGTTGTGAAGTTTTATTTATAAATGATAATATTACAATTAATAATATTAATAATAATATTAATAATATTAATAATATTAATAATATTAATAATAATAATATTAATAATAATAATATTAATAATATTAATAATATTAATAATATTAATAATAATAATATTAATAATAATAATATCCTTTAGTTATGAAATAGAATTACATAAGTCTATATTATTTGTGATGCCATCCCAGGTTAAGTTGCATTTCCTAGCCCACTTTTGTTTTTCACAATTAGATGTTTTAGTTTGAAGTACTGAATCGCGACACTCGTGGGTTTGTTTCCCTAAGTTATATGTATTATCGCAATAGGGTTTATCATCTTTATCTATCCTGGCTGTCCAATAATCTGGACAATTAGCTATGACGGGCGGGAATACATCATCGGAGGTTCCTGTTATGGCCATCGCCAGTAATATTAAGCATATTATCAAAATACAAAATGCTACGATTAAAACAATACTTTGAAACCCATTCATTATATTATAATAGTATTTTTTTTTTCTAAAGTATGAATATACAATGGAAAGGTCTACTAATAATGGACGAATAAACATAATCCAACCTGATACTACTGCATTGCTAGCAATGAGTGATAAAATTCATACTGATCATAAATGTTCTTCTTATTCCGATGCAATGACTGGCAATTGGTATAGTACACAATTATCAAAACTATTTTTTTCTGTTGAAAATATTAATGCTTTGCAATATGGTATAATGCAAGGTGTTTATAATTTATCTTCTGGTGAGTATCATATTGGACCGCAATCTTGTGATGAGCTTAAGATAATCATGCGCAGTGTTTTTTTACAAAACTCCACCAACCAAAAAAATGATATTAAAGGACAAGTTCGTGAGCTAAATAAAATTGTATTGGATTATTGTGTTAAACAAGTGTATGGCGAAGCAAAAGGATACATGCAATATAAAAAAGATGTTAGCTCATTAGCGGTACCTTTATCTAATCCCATTTATTCTAAAACAAACGATAAACAATTAATTTTAAAAAATTTCTTTTAAACTATAATGTCAAAACTTTTACTGCTTGTTCTTTTTACTTCTTTTTCTTTTTCTTTATAATTATTTTTGTTTCTTTACTAAGTTCTGTCTCACGTCCTTGCTTATATTGTTGGTATTTATCTCGTAGATCATCTAATTCTGTCAACCACATTTGTGTTTCTGTAGTGTCGTTGATGATTTTTAACTGACTTTCTTTATCGCCTTTTTCTTTTAGTAATTTAGCCACATTTTCTGTTGTGACTGAATCCATCGGCAGTTTAATTAAATATTTATATGTCTCATCATTATCTAATGTGTCATATGATTTCTCTTTCAATATAGCTTGCACCTCCACTGATTTTTTGTGTCGAAGGTCTAAAGTATCATTCAAAAGTTCGGTAATAAACCTGGCCTTGTTTGTTAATGTAGACACCTCTTTCGTCAACTCTGTAATCATATACTCTTTGCGCTTACTATATAACTCATAGCGCACACCCATATAGTGATCAATAATATCTTTGATATTGTCGAACTTTTTCAGTTTTTCTTTTTCATCAAACATGTGCATATTTGTAGTTGTTTTGGTGGTATATAGCTTTAACAACTTTTCAAGGGCATTACAACCATATTCTGTTTCTTTAGCAACAAGACCATTCATGACACCACGTGTTAAAGATACAATAATCTCCACACTCTTGTCAGTACTCATATCCAAATAATCTGTGATTAGAATTTTACTTTTATCTTTTTTAGCTGTGCCTGCTTTATCAATCATATTTTCAAGATCTTGTTTATAATTATCGGTCCATGTTCCAACGGGCAACTCGGTAATTCTTATTTGTGTTGCAGATATAATATCATATTTGCCTTTAATCAAATATTTGTCGGCACTAATATGACTAATGGTGCCTTTAAAACCTTGATAGTATGGCAAAATATCAATATCTTTTGCAGTCTTTTTTAATTTTGTGTCCATATAATCAATAATATGTAGAACATTATAACACATGATATCAGTACTGAAACCTGTACCAATACCTTTGCTACCATTCACCAAAATCATGGGTATAATCGGAGCATAATAAACTGGCTCCACAAAAGTGCCATCGTCATTTAAATAATCTAGAACAATATCATCCTCTTCTTTAAAAATTTCTCGTGTGAGAGGATTTAGATTGGTATAAATATACCTTTCCGAGGCCGAATCAGCGCCACCTTGCAACCTTGTTCCAAATTGACCTTTCGGTTCAAGGACATTAATATTATTAGACCCCACAAAATCTTGAGCCATGCCAATAATTGCTCCATTCAAACTATTCTCACCATGATGATAACAACTCGTTTCCGAGACCGAGCCACTAAATTGTGCTACTTTAATCTCATTTTTCAATTTGCGCTTAAACGCGGTATATAATACTTTTCGCAAACTCGTTTTCATGCCATCCATCATATTTGGTATGGAACGTTCACAATCATATTTTGAGAAGTGAATCATCTCGCGATTTATAAACTCATCATAGCTAATCATCTCTTTGTTTGTATCAACAATAGCTTCTCGATCGTAATCTTCTAACCATGCTTTACGATCTGTAGCACGCTTTTTATTGAACACCATGTCAATTGAATCACATTTGGTATCGTCTATACTAGCAAAATGCACAATTTTTTTATGTTCCATATATTCTTTAAATTCTTTACTAGTACTGGTACCCAAACCTTTGTAATATTTAATTTTCCACCCAGAAGTTGCATTTTCTTTTTTCCAGTTCTCATATTCGCCCTCATTGTAAAATCGCAACTCGTTATTACCTTTTTTCGCTTTCAGTATAGGCGTATTCATAAATCCCATGAAATCTTTAATATTTAGCAAAGTCTCCCACTCAGAATCAAATAAATTAATTCCCAAGCCTTTAATGTGGCTGCCATCTAAATCTTGGTCGGTCATAAAGACTATTTTACCATACCTGAGTTTTTTTCGGGCGGTCTCCGCAGTATATATAAACTTGGTTTCCAAGCCCATAATTTTTTTTATTTCATTTATTTCTTTATTATCCGCGAAACATTTCGGTGCTTCTCCACGTACATTGCGTAGTTTACCCTTCAACGGATATACACCATAATATGCACGATCTTCTTTAGAAAGACCCGATACAATACCAGCCTTGGCTGAATCTCCCTCACACAAGATCAGAACACACTTGTCGCTATCTTTGGTTCCTGCTAGATTAGCATCGATTAGCTTCGGGATACCACGCACACTTTTTGTTTTGGTACCATCTGTTTTTTTGGCATTGTTGTTTTCTTTCACCTCTGTAAGAGCACAGGCGGCATCCATCACCCCCATTTTCGCGATATTATCTATAAATTTGTCGCTTACTTCACATGATGAACCAAATTTACTGATAGGTGTCGTCATATAATCTTTGGTTTGACTATCAAAAGTTGGATTTTCAATATCACATCGCACAAACAACATCAGTTGCTCTTTAATTGTGGCCGCCTTCACATCTATTTTCTTTTTCTTTTTGATATATGCTGATAATTTACGAACGATTTGATTCATGATATACTCTACATGTTTACCGCCCTTGCTGGTGAAAATACCATTTACTTTTGAAACTTGCACAAATTCTTCTTTTTTTGACAGACAGACAGCATATTCCCATCTGTCATTCGCAGATTCATAAATTCTTTTTGTTTCTGCTTTACTCCCAATATACATGTCCACATATTTTTGGTAATTTTGTACCGGAATTTGCACATCATTTAAACTTACTTTAACCGACTTATTGGTCACCGCCGCAATATCATACACGCGACGCTTAAACAAATTAATCATATCAGGTGTTAAATTATCCATGCCCAAACGTTTATAATCTGGTTTAAATACGACTTCGGTATAAGGTTTTCTTTTACTCTTGGTGATTTTTGGCTTTTTAATTTCATTTAAATTATCGACAAATTCTTGCGTGTAGGCTAATCCGCGAACATGATCAATCGTCTCGATTTTTCCCCAAGTAGACCAAATAAGTACTAGTTTAAAACCAAAACCATTCTTGCCGCCAATGATTTTTTTTTCATCTTTATTATAATTGGTTGACGTGCGCAGATGTCCAAAAATCATTTCTGGAATCCACAGGTCATTCTCTGGATGTTTAACAATATCGATACCATTGCCGTCGTTTCTCATCGTAATTGTGCCATCATCACTAATACTAATATTAATTTTAGATACTGGTAGAACATTTTCTTTTTTAGCGGCGATCGCGGATTCCATACGCTTTACATGATCACGACAATTTACAATGCCTTCGTCAAACAATTTATACAAACCAGGAATGATTTCTAGTTTTTTTGCAATTATTGATTGTGAGGCTTCATCATAAACAAATGTATCATATTCTGTCATTTCCATTGGTCCGGTATACGTATCTGGATTATCTAGAACATGTTGCTTATCAGTTTTGCTTTGATAAGTTTCCGATAAATGTTTTTGTTCAGCCTCACTCATATTGTATTATTAAACACACTATATCTGTCTATATTATTTTCAATTTTATTATATAATGACCGATAAGACTTTATCATTACTTAAAATACCAAAAGAAAGTCCCATTCAAAATAATATTTATTATCAACATCTTACTCTAGAATGTTTAGGGAAATGCCCTGTACCCGGTAAGGCCGCCATACCAATAGATAGAACGAGAGGTATACCATGTTCTGGGAACACAATAATAACGGGTAATTATCAATCTAAAGCTATGCACATGTCATATGGGGCAAAACATCGTCGAAAACACCAATGTCTATTACCCATTACCAAAACATTAAATGCGTTTAGACAATACTCGGAGACTGGTTGTACAAAAAGTATTAAACCACTTAGTAATTTTAACTAAAAAAATAATATTTATTATTTATATAATGATAAAAAAGTTGCAGAAAGAGATGACCAAAATATTCCTGCCTAAACGCAAAGGTATACCGACTTGCATAAAATATTTAAGTTATGTGGTAGTAGGTATAGTCGCCTATGCGATATATGATGTGTTTGTAAAAGATGTATTAATGGAAGGTATGGGTAATATGCATCAACATAATTACACACACGACCATGAATATGATGGTGATCATCAACATAACGTCGAGGGTGACGGCGAGGCTGACGGCGAGGGTGACGGCGAGGGTGACGGCGAGGGTGACGGCGAGGCTGAGGACAATCATGACTCAAATAAGAAAGAATTAGTATTTATTCATATGGATGGTTGTGGGCATTGTACAAAAATGAAACCAGAATGGCATAAATTTGCAAAAAATCATAATGCTGACGAAACAAATATTAAGGTTACCGATCTTAAAAATGAAAGCAGAAGAGGTAAGCGTTTGGTTAGAAAACATGGGGTCACCGGTTTCCCAACGATACTTCTGTTAGACGAAAATAAAAATAAAGTAAAGGATTATGATGGTGGTAGAACTGCTGGAGAATTTAAACAATTTTGCGAGAATAATAAATAATTTTCTTTAGCTTATATATAATGACAAAACGCGCGCGTAAATCGTCTGACGGAAAATACCACATAAAGAACAAAACATATGACGTCCTTTCTGGCTCTAGAGCTCAGGTGTGGCATGGCACGGCACACAAAACCGCCGGAGGATTAGTGAAATCTGACCTATTAATGAACAAGCATGGACGTATTGTTTCGCGTAAAAAACATAACACGGAAAAAACACGCAAACGTTTATGGAAACATGGTTATACCACACGGAAAGGCAAATTTGGCGCGGTTAAGCGTAGTTCGGTGCTTGTCAAACAGACAAAGAAAAACAAATCAAATTATTAAATAAATTATTAAATAAATTATAAATATTTAGAAATATTTATAATTTTGATACTTTTGATACTTTTGATACTTTTGATACTTTTGATACTTCTGATATTTTTGATACTTCTTATTTATTAATATATAAATCCATCAGCATCCAGTGTCTCACCTAGTTCTTCCATAGCTACTTTTTCAAAAAATTTTTTGCTCGCCAAACATTCTTTTTTAGAATTTGAAATATAATATTGATAGGCTGAACATAATGATAATAATTGTTTATTTTCTATACTAACTAACTTGTAATCACTGATAGTATGAATAACATCTAACCTTTTATTCCATAACTTATTACTGATCTTTAATAAATATTTATTATCTTCAATCTCAACATTGGGGTAAAAATGTCTGATTAAATCAAATAAAAATTGTTCGGTTAAATTAGAAATTGTTTTTTTCCCCCATTTTTTAAACAAAAATATCACTTCATCTATCTCTAGTTCATCCTCATTCGGATCATCAATCATCGTTTCATCCCAGAATTTAATGAAGGAAGAAACCAAGGGTAGAGAGATACTCGTAATATTTGTAAACATATCTTTCTCGGCACAATATTCTAATTTATGTTGTAATAATTTTTTGAAAGTATCATTAAACATTACACCAGGCAAACTGCATTCCTTTAAAAACTTTTTCCATAAAAACATTATATTTTTGGTGTCAATATTAGAGCCATGACACTTTTCGAGATAAGTTTGTAAAAACTTCTCGACAATACTATCAGGTGTATTTTTGGTTAAGTACAATACATGATTGACGGAGTCTGTATCAATACATTGGTCTAAAAAAGAATCAGCATTTTGATAACGTATCGAATAATACACACTTACCGAAAAAATAGCAATAATGTTTTTGGATATTTCACTAGATAATTCTTTGTATTTTTCAACATAATCTTTATTTATATTTAGTAATCTACAAATACTATAGTCGTGGTCATAATATTTATATTTTATATTTTGTACAATATTATTACACCCAAAATGAAGATTATATAAAAACCCCATTTCTTGGATAATTTCTTTCGCACTTAACGAAATGATGTATATTTGTTTGGTAGTGTCTTTATTTAATATATTATCTCCGAGCAATGTTAAAAAATATTTAACAAGGTGTCGCGAAGTAAATAGTTTGGGGCACAAAATACTGATAACCTTTTGAATGGTGGGAGATTCTGGTATCGTTTGTAAAGGACTTCGTTGCTTTATCGTATGAAATATTTGCTTGGTTATTCGATGTTTCCAGGGAACCAAATTTTTTTCGGCGGTAATTGTCGTTAAAATTTTATGGTGTATATCATCTTCACTATGTGTTTTATAGTTTAATCCATCGTAATTAATAAATGTTTTGCTGTTTAAACAATAATAAAATTTATTTTTACATAGAAATCTCTCTACAAAGTCTATTCTATTCTGATTTAAGGTTTGTTTTCTTTGTAATCGTTGCCTATGTTCCTTTGCAGCATTTTCCAAAGCGGCCGGTAACAATTGAGTCATATATATTTCTAGTCGACTAGTTATATATTCGTTGTTTTTGTATTTTATCATTAAGTTTTCCAAAACATCATGTAAATCACCCATTACTATAATAAGGTATAATATTTATATTAATATTAATATCATTTAAAAGTACAATGTCAAATGTAATAAATGAAACAAGTGTATACTACCTTAAATCAAGTTACTTTGCAAAATTTATTGCAAGACCCCACTAATAAAGTAATTATTCTGAAATTTTCGGCAACATGGTGTAAACCATGTCAAAAAATAAAAAATAGCGTTGATAAACTTATTCAACCTATACCCGAGGATGGTTTAGTTTTTTATTTAGATATTGATAATGACATGAATAATGGACTTTATTCCAAATTTAAAACGTACAGGATGATTAAAGGTGTCCCAGGCATTTTAGTGTATTATCATAATCCATCTCGTGATCAATGGTATGTTCCTGATATTGTTGTTAATAACTCAAACCTAGATAGTATTACACAACTTTTCAATAATATTTACAACACATTAAATATGTCAAATAATGTGTAAAATAATAAAATTATATTGTAATACATAATGGATATTGATTTAAATTTAGATAATTATGATTTAGATGATATTTTAAGCTTGTTTAAAATATCGTATGATTTTGATATACATGATCTGAAAAAAGCCAAAAAAATTGTTTTAAAAACACACCCGGATAAATGCAATTTATCGAAAGAATATTTTTTATTTTTTTCATCCGCTTATAAAATTTTATTTAATATCCATCAATTTAGAACAAAAAGTAATGGTTCGCACTCTACAGAATACATTGTAGAGAAAGATAGTGCAAAAGAAAAATTACTGCAAAGTTTTTTAAAAAAGAAAAATTTTAATAAATTATTTAATGAAATGTTTGAAAAACATTATATTCACGCAAAAGGTACAGAAAATGGTTATGGCGAATGGTTAAAATCAAACGAAGATCTTGATTTTAGAGAGACAACCAAAGCAAATATGCATGAAACATTTGAACAAAAGAAAAAAGAAACGAAAGAATTAGTAATGCATACTGGAATAAAAGAGATGTGCTCTTCTAGTGGTTGTTCTAGTGATTTGGTAGATGACTGTCCTGAAAATTATGGTTCGGATATATTTAGCTCCTTTCAGTATGAAGATTTACGTAAGGCACATCAAGAATCAGTAGTACCTGTGTCGAAAGAAGACTTTTATAATAAACCTTTGTATAAAAATGAGACAGAATTACTATTCAGTAGACAAGATGCTAAACCATTAGATAAAACATCGGCAATCGAATGGTTAAAAACAGAAAATAATGCTAAAGATAAAATAGACCTGCAGCGTGCATATAAATTAGCTAAACAAGATGAAAAAACCCAACAAATGAATGACTTATTAATGGCAAAATTTAAAACATTAACTTACTCCTAGGATATAATATTATGGTATAATATATAATGATTAGTACTAAATATGTTTTTATATTGGTAATGCTTCTTTTAGTGGGAAGTATGAAAAACAAATTATTTAATTATGATAAAAAAACTACGGATGAAGAGCACTATGAAATTGTTAAGAAATATTTATTAAATAACTCTTCGCTAGCACGTAGTAAATTGCCAATTATTTGGATTCATGTCCCAAATGACATCAATGCGCGTTTGTGGGATAATTTCTACTCTAGAAATACCGATCATTCAAATCAACCATACACAACTATAATTATCAAAAATATTGTCGATAAATGCGGACAACACTTTAATATATGCTTAATAGATGATAATACCTTCACAAAAATTATCCCAGGATGGACTACTGACATGACTAAATTAGCTAGTCCAGTAAAAGAAAAAATGCGTGAATTAGCAATAGCCCAAATTTTACATTTATATGGTGGTGTGTTAATGCCTAGTACATTTATTTGTTTTAAAGATTTTAATGAAGTTTATCAGCAATATTGTGATAATAATAAAATGTTTGTAGGCGAATTACTTAATCGCACAAAATCATCCGACACCTATAACGTATATCCAAATACAAAGATCATGGGCTGCATCAAAAAATGTGAAAAAATGCGAGAATATATTAATTACTTAGAAAACAATATATCAACTGATTATACTAGTCAAAGTGTTTTTAATGGTGATAATGCTAACTGGATTACAACCGAAGTCGAAAAAGGTCACATAAATATCATCCGGGCTGAGATGTTAGGGGTTATTGACGCTAATAATAAGTTAGTTACTATAGATCGGTTATTAAATAACACCTTTATTTCATTATCCAAAAATGCTATTGGTGTATATGTAAGTGAAGAAGAAATTTTAAATAGAACATGCTATCAATGGTTCGCCAGGATGAATGCCCCACAAGTTTTAAACTCAAATACATTTTTAGGAAAAATACTTTTAACAAATTCTAGTAGTTAGAGTTTTTGTAATTCATCCTTGTAAATATAATAAATAATATCATACGTCGATTGACGATAGTTTACTTTGGAGGTATACGTTATTAGATTTGACTTACATATTTGTCGAATAATTGTGGTAAATCCATTAAAAGACATTTTTTTGGTGACATAATGTTTTTTTGACGTATGATAATAATCTTCTATTTCATCACAAAATTTTTGTATTTCGTTATGAAATTTTGCTCTATTATAACATATGCTTGAAAAAATATAGTAATTGCCCATATCATCCGCATATTTTTTTAAGAAATCAATTAATATTGTGGTTGGGATTGTTTTTTTAAAAAGTTGATTTTTCATCATATAATTATTTTAAGAAAAAATATCAGTCGATATTGTTTAAAACATGAATTATTTTATTTGTAAATATTGCTAATTCTATTTCATTTTCATGAATATTATGAAAAATAGTGATAAACAAACTTATGTAATGTATAATGTTATATTTTTGTGTTTCATTTAAAATTTCGGTGGCCTTCACAAAAGAAAAATAATTATCTAAAATATCCATTACCGAATATCCTTTCTCAAATAAATTATAAAAAACATCTATAGCGTCTGTAAGTTTATTGTTTTTACACAGAATGGTATATTTATCAAATTCGACAAATGTAATGTTAGTACATATTTTGGTTACGATATTTTTGGTAACATTGCAATAAAGTAATTTCAGTTTTTCCAAATAATTTATTAATATGCGAACCGAATTATTTGAGATGGTTATGATAAACTCTTCTGCTTCTTTATCTATTGTTATATTTTCAATGCTGCATATTTTTTTTAATATCTTTAATAAATTTTCTTTAGTAAATATTTTTAATTTAATAATTGATATTCTTGATTGTAAACTATCTATAACTCGTTGTGTATTATTGCAGGATGCTATAAAATGAACATTATGACTATATTTATCGATGCAGTTTCTAAATACTTGTTGACTTTGCTCATTTACAATATCTATATCATCTAGAATAATAATTTTCTTTTTGCCTTGTATCATACTTGGAGTCTGGCAAAATATTTTTACCTCATTGCGATAATATGTTATACCTTGTTCCTTCAGATTATTAATAGCAAGAATATTTTCTTTATAATCTTTACCTTCATAATATTCTCTAATAACCGAATGTATTAAGGATGTTTTCCCCGATCCAACTGGCCCAGTAAACAATATATTTAGAGAGTCCATTTTTATTAAGGTACGTATCAATAGAAATAAATCTTCGTCCATCTCAAAATCTTTTAAAAACAATGGTTGGTATTTATATATAAATTGTTTATCCATGATAATATATTCGTTTATAAGTATTTAAGCTTATATAAGTATTCTATAATAATATTGAATGGACAAAAATTTATACAATATTCTTGGCGTGAATAAAAACTCTTCGGACAAAGAAATTAAACAAGCTTATAGAAAGTTAATGTTTAAATATCATCCAGACACCAATAATGGCGACATAAGTTTGGAAAATAAGTGTAAGGAAATCAATGAAGCATATGATACATTAGGAGATCCCGCAAAAAGAAAACAATATGATTTACAATCTCAAAACCCCTTATTTGGTATGATGCATGGTGCTATGCCAGGTGCTATGTCCGGTGCTATGCATGGCGCTATGCATGGTGGTGCTATGTCCGGTGATTTTCCACTCCCACCCGAATTATTTGAGTTATTCACGGGAGGAATGTTTGGTGGAGAGATGCCCTCCGTATTTCATATGGGTGTAGGTGGTCTGGGTGGCATGAATGGCATGGGTGGTGTGAAAGTACATCAAATGTCGAGTAAACCACCACCTATTAACAAAGAACTAGAAATATCCTTAGAGGAAGCTTTTACGGGAAAAACAAAGCAATTGTCGATTACCAGAACAATTCTCAATGGTTCCACCCGAAATTTAGAAAAAGAAACCTTGTATATTAATATCCCACAAGGCATAGATAGTCATGAAATTATAACTATTAAAGATAAAGGAAATATTGTGAATAATGATATCAAAGGTGATGTTAAGGTGGTTATCAAAGTTTCTAATAATTCTAAATTTAAACGCCAAGGTGTGGATTTAGTGTATGATAAACAAATATCATTACGAGAATCATTATGTGGGTTTACATTTGAGATGGATTATATTGATGGACGTTCGTTTAAAATAAACAATGATGCTGGAAACGTGATATCATCCGGACATGAAAAAGTTGTTCCTAATATGGGGATGACGCGAGAAAATAATACAGGCGATTTAATTATAAAGTTTCATGTGAATTTTCCCAAGACATTAACAAGTGATAAAATAGCAAAATTAAAAGATATATTATAATGAACGCGGAAAAAATATATATATATATATATATAATGGCGGTTGATTTAGTGGAAGTTGCCGATAATAGAATTAACCAATATTTACACTGGCTTGAGATTACGAGGATAGAGGATCAACATATAAATGAGATGTTCGCGACGGAAGACGGGGATAATCAAGATGTAAATGATATGTTAGCGACGGCAGACAGGGATAAGGTAAGTGAATTTGATATATTAAAGTATGATCGTTATATGTTACGCCAAGCCACCAAACAAAATAAACTAGACAAGATTAAAAAAATCGTAAAGAGATATAAACACCGACCCGACGACAAAAAGTTGTTATTTGAAAATCTCATTGATTTTCAAGGTATTAGAAATCAAGACGAGGGTGAATTTAGAAGTCCTTTGCATATTGCGGCCACTCATGGAAATCATAATATTGTGGAGTTTCTTCTGGATAATGGTGCTGATGTTGACGAAATTGACTCGGAAGATATGACCCCCTTAACGTTTGCAGTGATAAAAGGATTAATGGCGGATAAAGTTAATAGTGAGAAATATATTGAGACCATTAGACTACTTATCAATAGGGGTGCCATAGTGAATCTCATTGCATTCCCATACGATACATCCTTGTACCGCGATGTACGGCCAGATGGGGTTAAGTTACCTCAAAACGGCCACGAGGTAATTGAAATGCTGAAAATGAAGATGGATCGTCCAGGAGAGACTCATCGTAATACTATTTATCATATTTTAAACAATGCACACACAGCCCATATGCCGAAAGTTATAGCACCTCCTGAACGTCCCAAACACGATTTACCGAAGAAGGATTATATAACCACACCTAAAGTAGGCCTTCCCGATCATGTCCGAAAAGCCATAGCGGCGGAGCGCAAGACGCGGCAAACGGACGACAGCGACGCCTCTTCCTCGGAGGACGAGAACGAGGATTTACATCATGCCGCGGATAAGCTCCGGACTGCGTGGCTACGACGGCGGCGGCAAAGGAAGAGTAGAAAACCTTCGGCTGCACAAGGTAAAAAACATGTTACCCAACGAAAAAAGAAAGGAAAAAAAGAAAGAAAATCTAGAAAAGCGAAATCTCGTGTAAAAGGGAAAAAATCTCAGAAAAAATCCAGAAAAAATACTAGAAAACGGCATTAGATATAACAAGAAATAAAAAATTTATCAACGTATTTTCATTTTATATAATTATTTATATAATATATTTATATATTATATAGATGGAGTGGCTTGAGGAGGTGAACCAAAAGCTGAATGAATTATTTATTCAGCAGCGGCACCGCGGAGGAAAAAGGGTTGAAGAACTATACGAAGAAGTCTTTCCTTTACACGGACCAGTCGTCCGCGGGGCCCCGTACACATTTATACAAAGTTTACTTGATGTAGGGTGGCCAGTAGAAAAATATGATTGGTTTTGTTGTACGCCACTAACTTATGCTGTTATAAAATGTTTGCAGCATGCAGTATTGACGAAAAAAGGAGACTTTGCGAAGTATAATAATTGGTTAGAAATTGTAAAGGTTTTGCGGGCTTCGGGGGCGATGCCGGAAAACATGACTTTACCTATGAGCGTTGATGAGGATCACTTGTCCAAGCCCGCGGTCGTCTGCGAAGACGAAGTGAGGGACCACTATAATATTAATGAGTTAGTAGAAGAAGTGAAGGTCGCGTCGGATGATATAGACGATTTACAAGTTAAAAAAAAAATTTCAGATTTGTATACTTCTCTACACGTTAGTGGTGCTGTTCCAGTAGCAGAGGAAGCAGCAGAAGACATGTTAGGTGCCGCTGAATCAGCAGCCGTAGCGCCTGTTTTAAATAAAACATTCAAAAAGAAGAAACCAAGAAAAAAGAAGAAACCAAGAAAAAAGAAGAGTAGAAAATCTAGTTCTAGTTCTAGTTCTAGTTCTAGTTCTAGTAGTGACGGAGAAGGGAGAAAGAAAAGGCAATGGAAAACGCAAAAAAGAAATAGAACCAAAAAAAACAAACAAAAATGAAACGACGGAAACGAAAAGGATAATTATGAATTAATAATATAAAAGATTTATTATATTATTAATAATATTCACAATATGGCATCACGCAAAAGAATACAGGCGGAATTGCATGATATTAGTCAAAATCCTATTTGTAATATTTCGGCGGCGCCCCTCAACCATGATATTTATAATTGGGATGCTACAATTATTGGTCCAGCGGGTAGCCCCTATGAAGGTGGAGTTTTTCATTTAAAAATTAATTTTCCGTGCAATTATCCCTTTAAACCACCTAAAATTACCTTTATCACTAAAATATATCACTGCAATATTGATGATCACGGCGATATCTGTTTAGATATATTAAAAGAACATTGGAGTCCAGCCTTAACCATTTCCAAAGTCTTACTAAGTATATGTTCTTTGTTAGATGATCCTAATCCAGATGATCCATTAAATTTAGATATTGGAATATTGTACCGAAGAAATAGAAAGAAATATGATGAGATCGCAAAAAAATACACCATAAAATATGCAATCGAAAAATAATTTATTTTCATAAAAAATAATTTGTTTTACACCTTTGATCATTTAAAACGCCTTTATTGATATAAAGGGTAATAAATCATTTATAGTAAATATATGAGCGATAATGACACAGAATACGAAAATAATAATATTGCATATGACTGGCAATTTACCGAAGAGGACGGGGGAGGAATAAAATGTAAAAATTATGAATTATGTGAATGTGTTTTACCCAGGTGGTGGTTTGAATGTAAAGGCAATTACTTATGTACTAATTGTCATATGATGTTTGGAACTTGGAGCAATGTTAACGAGCAAGTATATAAAACAGGTAAAGGAATACTAGAAATAAGTGATAATTTAGAGTGTCCGATATGCCTGGAAAATAAACGGGGGATATCACAGCCCAATTGTGAACATACATTATGTATTGATTGTTTTAAAAGATGTTATTATGGCGATGATGACTCTGAAAATGAACCTAATTTTCCATATCCAGATATTGAAGATGATTATTATGAAGACCCATCAAATCCAAATTGGGATACCAATTATCCTTTAATAAAAATACATAATGAGCAGTGGGATAAATGGGATGATAAACAAAATGAAAAATATGAGGCTGAAACTAATCTTCGAATATGTCCAATATGTCGCAAATAATCGGCGTTTTAAATGTTCAAAAGTGTAATAAAAAATAATTTGTTTTCATAAAAATTATTTTTTATAGTTCCCTCTATCTTAGAAAGGATTTTGTATTTATGAAATTCTTTTTGTGGCAATATTCGCAGAGACAATATATAAAGAATTCTCGGTCAATATAAGAAAGTTGTCATCTACACGATAAATTTTAGAAATGGGAGACGTATACTCATCTTCGCTTTTTACCAGTAATTTCTCTCCCTCTTCCCGAACACCAATTAAAACTTTGTTTTCTAAAGAAGCTGTCCAATAATCTAACATAATTGGCTTATCATCTACTATTGATAATTTACAGGCATGCTGAAGACTGGTCGCTGTAGGTGAAGCATATTGAGTTTCAGTTTCCATTATATTATAAACCGATATTAATGCTTTAAATACTTATACGCATTAATCTAAATATTATAATAATTAATATTAATAAGAATTAATATGTCCAATTTATCTTTGCAAAATTTAGAAAATTACAAAAGTGAATATACTCATTCCTCTGTTGAAATTTTTACTAAATATGTTGGGATTATCAATGAATATTTTTTACAATGTTTAGACACATTGCAACTTCGAGATCTTACTTATTATAAATACATAATTTACAAAGGATTGGAAACTATTACTCACGTCTTTAAAATGCTAATATTATATACCAAAAATTTAAATATTACCTATACATTTTGTCAAAAATCCTTATACTATTATGTTGAATTTATCTGTCAAATAGATAACGATAATCATAGTTTTTTACAACTTAATTCTAAAGATGCTGCATTATTCGTATACAAAAAAACAATTTTTGAAATTAACAATGAATATAGAAAAGAATTTGTAGCTATTAGTAATGCATGCGATATTACAACCAATATTGACCTATGTACGCAATTATATTATAATATAATTACTTCTTTGTTAAATGAGTACGAATTTACCCAAACAAATAAGAATTGGTTTATTCAATATGTAACAAAAAATACCAGTAATTTCGTCAAAAATTTATTAAATCTTTCTTTAAACAAAACTGAACTTGAATTCATGCATAAACTACGAATATTAGCTATATTTAATGAAAAAATTAAATTTGAGATTACAAAGAAACAAACATATAATACTTACCTTGCAAATAAGTTAAAGAAAAAAAATACATCGATAGAAAATATTAAACGTAAGCTGGATATGAATGATGCGAATAAATATAGTAATAAATCTTATCTTAAATTTATTAACTGGTTATTGACGGATTCACCATAATTTTTTTTTTATTAAATTTTCTTTTCGGGACAATTTGTTTTTGCGAAATATGTATTGCACCGCAATATATGTTTTTATATTCACACCTGAAAATATTACATAAGAATTCATATATCTCATTAAGTATATATTCCGTGCATTTTCCTACTATTAGTGCACTTCCTGTTCTAAATATCATAAATGATACTTTCACGATCTCTCGACTTTTTTCTTTTGGCTGTTGTCCTGTTTGTGTAGCAATAGATGGATCATAGTAAAATTCACTTTGAATACCAGGATATGAACATGAATCGTATGAACAATTAATTCTGTATTTATTTTTCAATATAGCATAGAGTTTTTCTCTGTTCAAGTAATACCCGCATCTAAAATTGGAATTGATCAATACAGTATCACACTTATCTTTTATATAATCAAACTTTTTATGTGAGCTAATATTTTCATTTAAGACTTTAATAAGCAAATCTAAAACATTAACCATGATATTATCATTTTGCATACCAGGAATCTCGAGTTTACCGGTATTAAATACTTTAACATGAACTTCTTTATATTCATCGTTGTAAAATAGACGTAGCATTAACACAAAGCAATTATAAAACGCTCCTTTCTTTTTACCTCGATAACTGATAATATCTTTTTTACAGAGGCCAATGCTCATCTTCCGAACATCTTTGAATGGTATCCTACCTTGCGGATTAATTATTTGTGTAATAATATGTTGATCTACATAGTTATCTTTAGGAACTTTTTTTAAAATATTGTCTAAATCTTCAATACAGGATGAATTAAATTTCATTTGTTTTTTGATAATCCCTTCTTTTGGCACATGATAGGGTATAATCGGTAATCCCCAAAATGTGTCATTTAAATTTATTTTTTGATTAAGGTACGCTATTTTTGTTTTGGTTGAAATATAAATATCACTACATTCAGGTGGTGTATCAATCTCATCATGATTAATATTTTCTTCGAGGGGTTGCTCACCATCTTCGCAAAATTTATCCCATTCGCTTTCTAAATCTTTTTCATATGACATACTTGTTTTCTAGTAATTTCTTTAAGTTCATCACATTCAATTATTTTTTCTTAATATAGAATAATTATGAACATTGAAAAAAAAACTCCTGAACGTCCATATACCAAACCTATTCCTATTCCGATAAATCATACAAATTGCGAATTAACCCAATCATATGATTTAAAATTAAACACCTTTGATCCAAATAAATGTTCTCCACCCAGCAATTGGAATGCACGACTTTTTTTTAGATTTTATGGCGGTAATACCAAGACACGATGTAAATTAATAGCAAAATAATTTGTATAATAGGTAATATTTGGATCCTGCATATGCATTAGTATTTCACATAATGTTAAAAACTCCGACGAAACATATTTTTTTTTACAACAAATAATAAAATTTAAAAATTCTTTTATGATATTTTTAACATCAATATTATAATTATAACTAATCTTATCTAATTCTTTATTTAAGGTTTTAATAATATCTTTTTTTTTGGTTGATAATACCATAATAAATAAATTTTCCCATATTTGGTGTGTAATAACATTATTTTTGATGTTATTGTTATTAGATTGTATATAATTTATCATACTACGTATATCCGATTTATAAAAATTTTGAATCATGTGTATATTTTCGGTTGATATTGCAACGTTCTCGCGTTCTATAATAGTTTTTAAAAAATGTGTTATATTTTTTGTGGGTAATTGATTAAAACGTATTCTTACAAATTCATTTTGTAATGAATCATCTATTCTGCTGATATAATTACATATTAAACAAAAACGAACATTATTTGTAAAACTTTGTAATAAGTATTTTAAAGCTTGTTGGGCATTTTTGGTCATAGAATCAACCTCATCTAATATAATAAATTTAGTACCTTTATTAAACAAGGTTTTTGAATTCACAAATTGGCAAATGTGGTTTCGTATGATGTCTATTCCTCGATCATCGGAGGCGTTTAAATGTATTGTTAATTCTTTATTTGTTTGATTGTTCTTTTCTTGGTAATATTTAATTAAATTAATTATAGTGGTAGTTTTACCCGTACCGGGCGGCCCATAGAATAATAAATTCGGGAAAGAATTATATTTAATAATATTATTCATAATTTTTTTGTTTAACGGATCCAAGACAATATCGTCGAAACAGGTTGGACGATATTTTTCTACCCAAGGTATATTTTCTTTTTTATTCATCTAGTTTAAAGTAGAGTATTCCTTTTATATTTAATTATATAATTAAATTGAAACTATTTATAGATAATTATCAAAACATTACTAATGCAAGTTTCTAATGAAGAAGGGTATTTAAAAATTACTCTCGGACCAATGTGGTCGGGTAAAACATCAACACTTGTTGATAAGTTTAAACAATGCCAATTATGTGATATACCCATTCTTGCTATTAATTATATACTAGATACCCGGTATGGGGATAGTGTAATATCTACACACGATGAAAGAAAAATACCCTGCAAGATGGCCAATAAACTTTCGGATATCTCCGATATTTGTAACCATGAAATAAAAGATGATTTTAAACGTGCCAAGGTAATTTTGATTAATGAAGCTCAATTCTTTACTGATATCAAAGATTGGGTTATATGTGCGGTAGAAACTCATCATAAACATGTTTATATTTGTGGTTTAGATGGCGACTTTAAAAAAGAAGCTTTCGGTAATTTCCTTGAGCTTATTCCCTATTGTGACGAAGTCGTTAAATTGACATCAATTTGCCTGAATTGTAAAATCAAGTCAGCTATATTCACGCAAAGAATCCATGATACAAACCATCAAGACGAAGGCTCAAATGAAAAAATAATTATAGGCACCACTATTTATAGACCCTTATGTCGTGGTTGTTATAATAAGAGTAGATTTTAGGTTTATTTGTTCGTTATAATATTTATTAAAAGCATTTAAATTATTATTTTTAATTAACACATATAATGACAAATCAATCAATTTCGCCAGACAAACCACCTCCCAAAAAAAGAGGTCGGAAACCTAAAAATCTTTCCAATAACCCAGAAGAAAATGTAGTGGTTGAAGAAAAAAAAATCCCCAAAAAACGGGGTCGAAAACCAAAGGGGGGCAAGATAGTATCTTCTATATCCATAGATAAAACAACCATACAACCTGAATTTAATGTAATATTACACTTAAAATGTAATTCTTCCGACTTAGCTTACAAAAATAAAATAGTCTCAAATGTTGATTCCTATAACAATGATAAATACAAGGAAATTTTTTTAAATGTTTCTTCACCTAATGTCGATATTGATGAAGTCGATGTAAAACAAACATCACAGAATACAAATATTAATATTTGTAATAAAATAAAAGATTTAACCAAGAAATTACATTTTAACAATATATCTAATAAAAAATCCGCTTGCTTTTGGTGCACTTGCGATTTTAATTCACCACCTATTTATTTGCCCAAATTTTATTTAAATAACAAATATACTTGCTATGGATGCTTTTGCAGTCCAGAGTGTGCAACAGCGTATTTATTTAATGAACCCATTGATACTTCCGTGCGTTTTAAACGATACCATTTATTAAATTATTTATATGGCAAGATATATAATTATGATACGAATTTTAAACCCGCACCCAATCCACACTACACTTTGGATAAATTTTATGGTAATCTTTCTATTGAGGAGTATAGACACTTGTTGAATAATAAAAAATTATTATTTATAGTGGATAAACCTCTCACGCGCGTGCTCCCGGAATTACACGAAGATACCGAAGATTTTATTTTAAATTCTAATTCTATTCCCTCTTCTAACAAATTTACTTTGAAAAAAACAAATAAACAAAGTAAAGCACAGATATTAAATAATAATTTTAATTTGAAATAATTTTAATTTTGTTCCGCCATCTCTCTCCGTGTTTTTTCAACATCATCCAACATTTTACGCATTTCTTTGTAAACCAGTTGGTTAGTAGTGGGTTTTTCTTGGGTTTTAACTTTAATAACTGCTCCGTCACAAATGTATGCTCGTATTACTTTCAGGGGGTCATAGTTATTTTCTTGTAATTTTGCTAGACTTGTTTGTTTGTCATAATCGGTTTGTCGCATCACGATATTCACTAGGTCTAATACATCCGCGGTAATTTTCTCGGTATTTATATGCTCCATATAAATAATAGTAATATGTATTATTTATATTATTTATTATTTTACTAGTTTATTATTTTACTAGTTTATTATTTTACTAGTTTATTATTTTACTAGTTTAAAACTTATCGCGCAACTATGTCATATATTATTTTGTAAATCATATTAAACATACCCTAAGTATAACTTATAATATGGAGTATCAGTCTAAATCTATTGAAGATTTTGATTATAAAAATATAGAAGATGTGGTCATTTCAAATCTGCGAAAATCTTTGCAGCCGATATTTACTACTTTCGAAAATAAAACACAAAAATATAATGCGCTCTCGGCCGCAGTTAGACAATTGCCTGAGTTTCAGTCTTTAATTATGGAGAATGCGGAGCTGAAACTTAAGTTAGCCAAATATAACTTGGTTGACGCCAATATTGATCTAAAAATTACTGAAAAAACGTCTCCAACTAGTCCAACTAATTCAGTAGAATTTATTGCGGAGAAAAATGCAGAAACAAAAATTAATGAAGCATTATTAAATGGACTATCTATATCTTTGGATGATAATGAGGATGAGTTATGTGATCCAGGTGCAGGTAATCATTACAAAAAATTGGTGGTTAAAAAAGAAAAAGGTATTTCGGATGATATTGATACCAAAAAATATAAAGATCCAAATAAAGTAGAAGTTAAAACGTTAGAGCCAGAAAATCAACATGAAATTGGCGAGGATGAGGAGAAAGTCGAAGACGAAGATGGAGAGAAAGTCGAAGACAAGGATGAAGAGAAAGTCGAAGACGAGGATGAAGAGAAAGTCGAAGACGAGGAGAACGAGCAGGAAGTCGAGGACGAGCACGAGGAAGAGCACGAGGATGCAGAGGAGGAGGAGGAGGAGGAGGAGGAAGACGAGGAGGAGCACGAGGATGCAGAGGAGGAGGAGGAGCACGAGGATGCAGAGGAGGAGCACGAGGATGCAGAGGAGGAGGACGAGGACGAGGACGAGGACGAGGACGAGGACGAGGACGAGGAAGAAGTAGAGGACGAGGAAGAAGTAGAGGACGAGGAAGAAGTAGAGGACGAGGAAGAAGTAGAGGACGAGGAAGAAGTAGAGGACGAGGA